TCTGTTGCGTATGGACCTATTATACAAAAAAAGGAGGTCCGAAGACCCCCCCAGTGGACAGTTTGAAAAGTGTCCATCACTTGTATGGTTTTCTGCCACCATACTTTTTCTCAATTTTTGAACGAAGTTCTTCAGCATCTTTCGTTCTACCCTGACGATCTAAAGACCTTGCTCTCATATTCATAAGATCCATAACATCAGTATCAATCTTAGTCATTGGTCTAGGACCAGAGGGAGTAATGGGTGGTTTAGTTTCACCCTTTGGTTTTGTTGGTTTTGGTTCAGGAGCAGAAGGTGGTTTTGGTCCAGGAGCAGAAGGTGGTTTTGGTCCAGGAGCAGAAGGTGGTTTTGGTCCAGGAGCAGAAGGTGGTTTTGGTTCAGTCGTTTCTCTGTCAGAAAGAATAGTAGGAGATTTTGGAGCACTATCTCTAGATAATAGTCCAAGACCAGCACCTACAGCGAGACCAGCGAGAACTCCCTTACCTTTGAAACCTTTCTTACTTGTTTGTGTAGTGATAGCACTAGTAGTTCCAGTTTTTACTCCAGAACCAGTAGTTCCCTTAGCAGCAGCTGCCAACTTAGCATTAGCACTAGCAACTCTGGAAGAACCAGAAGAACCTTTGGCAACTAAAGCGCCACCACCAGCACCAAGAGGAGTTGCTGGTCCAACACCCTTAGTACCCTTTGCAGCAGCATCAAGTTTTGCTTGTGCAGCAGCAGCTTTACTTCCAGCAGGAGGAAGTGCCTTTACTTCCTTTCCACCCATTGAAGTAACACCAGTACCCTTAGTACCCTTTGCAGCAGCATCAAGTTTTGCTTGTGCAGCAGTTGCTCTAGAAGTCTTTGGAGTTACGTCACTAACCGAAACTTTCTTTACACCAAGATCCTGTTTTGCTAGTGGACCACCTTTAAATGCTCTATCTACTGCAGGATCTACAGGAGATGGTCCAGATCCAGGACCAAAGGCAGGTCTAGGAGTTTTCTTAGTGGCAGTACCACCAATAACACCACCCCTATTGAGTTGGTTAAATCTCTTGATATCTTGCGCCTGCTTAGAACCACCCCATTGAGGTGCTGGTGCTGCTGGTTGTTGTGGAGTTTGTGGTTTACCCATCGTTGTGGATCTTACACGTTCCCACTCAGGTTTTGGTGCCTGTGCTGGTTTAGGTGCCTGAACTTTACCCATTGTTATGGGTTTAGAAACAGGAAATTCTGGAACAGGTGCCTGAGCTGGTTTGGGTGCCTGAACCTTACCCATCGTGGTTGATCTTACACCAGGTTGACCAACTCTAACTCCAGTTCCCTTAGTCCCCCTTGCTGCTCTAGCAAGTTTATCTTGAGCAGAACCTCTTTTAATAAATCCTTGGAGTCCTTTAGTAAAAGTATCAAGAACATTACTTAGACCCTGCCTTGCTGCCTTATCTCTAGCAAGACCACGCTCTGCAGTTGCCTTAAATGTACCAGCACTAGTTCCACCAGCAGGAGGAAGTGCTTTCGCTACTCTCTTTTGGTTGAGCATATCCAGATACTTTCCAGGTCTTTCCGATGGAATACCTGCTTGCGCTGCCTTGCGAGCATCTCTAACACCAGTGCTGATAGCGTTACCCTTAACAGCGGTATCCAGCGCAGCACCCTTCAGAGGTTTTCCTGCTTTGGAAAGAGTTGCTGGTTTGATACCCTTCTTCAAAAGTGTCTTAGGGTTTGCACCCTTAAGTGCTGGAGATGCTTTTTTTAGCAGTCCACCAGCAACTTTAAGACCCCTCTTAATAAGGGCACTTCTGATTTCGGTGATATAAGTATCTTCTTGAAGTTGGTTATCTTGAATATACTCAGCAACGTCGTCGAAAAATTCGACTGCTAGTTCTTCGTCTTCAAAAAGACTGTTTACAAAATACTGAGATTCTTCCTCAGTTTCAAAAATAAACTCATTACAAAATTCTACCGTTTCTTCTTTCAGATATACATGTTCGTAAGCTTCAGAAAGATTTTTATAATCCTTGGAGTTCATTTCTAAAAGATACTTTTTAGATATTTATTAAAAAAGAAGCGTCCCCTTGTTGGAGACGCTTCTTGAGTGCTTGGCGACGTGCCTTCGCTTGTCGGAGTGCTTGCGGTTTCAGTTTCCGCTTCTGCTCCTTCTTTGAGTGGTGGTAGCGGTTGGGGACTTGCATTGCTCTTATGTCTATGGAGACACTCTACGGGAAAAACCTTTGATTTTGTCGAACTTTATGACACTTTCGAATTTGTCATGCAGGTCTGACTTATGAGAGATGACGAAGATATTAGCGTCTTTAATGACGTAACGGATAATCTTAAGGAACTCATCGGTGCCGAAACCATCAAGGGAGGAATCAAATACCTCATCCATAATCAGCAGGTTTGTATTAGCGGAGTTTTTGACTCTCGCTACTTCTCTCCAAGTGAAAAGTAGGGATAGGTCGATTCTCATTTTCTCACCCTCGCTAAAAGAAGAATATGAAAAATCTTCGTGAATGGGTGACTTTACTGATTCGTTAAACTCTTCATCAAGTTGGAAGTTAATATAAAACTCCATCATCTGAAGGTAACGATTCACCTGCTGATTTATGAACGGAAGATACTTCTTAATGATCTTCGTCTTTACACCATCGTCCTTAAGTAAGGAATAGGCAAAATCGTGATAAACGATTTCTTGTTTTTTGTCTGAAAGGTCTTCTATTGTCTTTTGGAGATTTTCTCTAAACTCCTCTAGCTTCTCATGTTCAGAATTTCGGTTTGCAAGGTTCTCGGTAATAGTTTGAATTTCATGCTCAAGATCTCTGATTTGTCTCTGGTTGAGGCTAATCCGAGTATTGTTTTGAGAAATGCCATGCGTTAAGTTTGTGATCTCCTGGGAAAGGTCGGTGAATTGACGCTCTCTTTCCTGTTCGAACTTGATAGTGTTTTCGAGTTCTTCGTAACCTTCTTTGAGTTCCTTTGCCTTATTTTGAGCGTCTGTAATTCTATTTAACCGAAACTCTTCCTCAATACTCTGGGTGCAGGTGGGGCATACCGTATTCTCACTGAAAAACTTATGTTCTTTGGTAATTGTACTTACCTTTTGAGATATCTTGCCCTTAAGATTGTTAAGCTTTACTAACTTCTTACCAGCATCAGTAAGTTTCTGTTGCTCTTCGGTAAGTTTCTCTACTTCCTCATTTGTCTTATCATTCTCTTCCATGTAAATACCAACCTCCTTATCAAGGTTGGTAATCTTTTCTCTGTTGGCATTGATATTGGCATTACCACGATTCTCAAGTTCTTCGATGAAGTCTTTCTGCATCTTCATCTTATCCTTCAGAGTTTCTTTCTTCAGATCAAGAGACTTGACTTGAGACTTCTTCTCTTTTAGGTTATCCTTGAGGATATTATTCATCGCAGAGAAGATACGAATATCCAAAAGGTCTTCGATAACTTCTCTACGGTTTGCCGAAGTCAACTGCATGAAAGGCACAAAGGTGCTGCTACCCAAGATGACAATCTGAGTGAAAGACTTGTAGTTGAGTTTGAGAATATTCTCTTCTAGAATACGCTGCATCGCACGGTCATCTGCTTCACGATGAAGAGGTGTTCCGTTGACTACAATGTCAAATATATTCGGTTTGATACCACGACGTACAAGATACTGACGAGTATTGATAGAAAACTCAATCTCTACCACACACTCACGTTCATTGGTGGTATTCACCAACTGTGGTTTATTGATCTTACGATATGGTTTATTAAACAGTGCGAAGGTAAGTGCGTCAAGAACAGTGGACTTACCAGCACCGTTAGTACCAACGACAAGGTTAGTTCTGTGTTGGTTTAGTTCTACTTCCGTAAACTGATTGCCAGTAGAAAGAAAATTACGCCAACGGATCTTTTGGAAGGTTATCATTCAGTTTAGGGGGAATAACGATGTCGTTTGGGGTTATCACTGCATATTTGTAATTATACAACCTACACGTCCTTATGGCAAGTGCTCCATCAACTTCTACAACATCCATCTCAGCATCTTCTTCTTCATTGAGCATCATCGCATAACGCTCAGCATCATCTTCTTCCTCAAACAAAAACAGAACTTTTTCACCACGTTTATTTTGGACAGCATATGCCCCGTCGTCTTTTCTGTCTTTGATGGTAAGAAGAAACATTACTCAACCTCGCACGCCTGTGAATATATTTTCTGCAGAATGCCCTTTACGATAGACTTATCACATTCCATTTCTGCTTCATCAATATATCTATTCAGGATAGAAATAGTGTTTTCACTTTCCTCAACCTCAAAGTCTTCACCTGCTTGGATATCAAAGTTCTCAACGATCTTGAGTTCTTGGATACCAGCAGAGTAGAGTTTATCAATGAACTTCTCAAAGTCTTTTGGACTGGTTTTCTTCTTGACGATGACTTTTACAATCTTACCCTGATACTCACGGGCATCAAAGAGTTTGTAGTTGTTGTCTTCGTAGTAGATGTTATAGAAGATA